GGCATTTAGAAGCACTTGACAAGACCCAAGAATCCCTGTAAAATAACTCTGTGGAGGTTGATCAAAGTATGATTATGAGTAAGGCTCAAAGAGCAGAGATTATCTGTGTCAAACCAAAGACATCCAAAGCAAAGAATAGATTTGCTAATGAGATGAACAAACTTCACTCTTGTCGTATTGAAAAGAGAAAAGATGGTAAAATGTTTCTATCATCTATCAGTGGTAAATACTTCTTTTGGATGAATGAAACAAATGATGATCATTGGGAGATTGTAAAATGAAAGATCAGTACACTATTGATGATGGTGAACCTAAACAAGATAAATGGAATAGGGGACTTGATATTTTTATTGAGTCTGTCTTGAAACCAGACTCAACACTTAGACAATGTGCTCACAATCAGAAGTGTTATCATGAATTGATGGATGTTCGTAAGAACGTTTTACAATATCTTGATACATTGAGGTGGCATTGAAGAAACCCATTGCTTCTGTGTTGGTATTCGTTGGGGTGATAGTATTCACCCTTTCCATTATTATTGCAGGGTATTTTCATGGTAATATGAGTATTCAAGCAGTCTGGAAATCACTACATACCTTCATATGAATTTAAATCTTCAAGAAGTCAATCACATTCTCAAATCATTGGAAACAATGTCAGAGCATCATGTAGCAAGAGCAAGAGAACAAATTAATCCAGGAGTTGTAGATCATGAAAGATTGATTCAAAAACTAAAAGATTATCGTCTCCGTTTAACTTGATATGATTAGATCATCTATTCTTGATCCTGAATACAATATTCTGTTTCCTTATGAAACATTTCCGTGGAGACTGGAGGTGAATAGGGATTGTCATAATATTAATGGTATTGCCTTGACAGTGTGCCACTTTGAGTGTGAGGAACACTTGCAAAAATACCTAATTAGGTATAAACTTAAACCTAAAGATTATAAGGTATCAAATCGTGAAGGCAAATCCTTTCAGTTCAGTCAAAAACACAAGAAAAACGTATCGAAGAGATTTAGAAAAGGTGATAACAGAAGTTCAAGTACAAGTTAAAGATGAAACACCAGCATGGATTCCTTTAGACACTCTTTTAGCAATTCAAAGTATTAATGATGACTGAAAAAGAACGATTGATTATTGCAATGACTCAGATTGATAATTTATCTAAGTTACTTGAAGGTAATCCCTATGAGTGTTTTATTTTAGGTGAACTTACACCAATTCGATACGAATTACAAAGGCAATTTAATCTAGCATTACATGGAAAATAAACCAAACATTCGCACCTCATTAGGTAAGGAACCCACGATTGAAGAAAATATTCCCGAAGATGTTGTATGGATTGATGATACCTTCTATATCAAAAAGACAAGATTTGGATTGTATGTCAGCATCTTGAAAGAACCAATTTTAGGTGCTCATTTCTTGACTGGTGGAACTGAAAAAGGTGTTCTTTCAATGACAAGATGGCATCTCAAATGTTTACAGGATGGAACTTTACAAAATTATACTCGTGTAGTAGGATCTGCAGTGGTGGGAGGTAAACTATGAGTTTGAAGAAGAAAGATAAGAAAGGTCGTGAAGAAGAATGGGATTGGGAACAAAATGAAGAAACACGTAAAGCAGTAGAAAGACTTCACGAAACTATTCGTGAACTTGAAAAACAATGTCCTGATTATGGAGTCGGTAAATGAAACTATTAACACTTGAAGATTATCAAAAAGCAGGAGAAACCTTCTGGCCCAAGTATTTTTATGTTGCAAAAGAACTTGGTGAGAATGCCAAAGCAGAAGACATTTTAAAAGTTATGGAAGCAGTTGGTAGTGTTGCACTCAAACTTGCATTGGAAGAAAAAGAAGGTCCATTTGGTTTCAATAAGAAAAAAGAAGAAGAGTAATATATACTTCAGTTATGTACATAATCAAGTGATCAACTTAATCGAAAAGTTTTTTGCTCCAACAGAAAAAAATACTTCTACATCATTTTATCTTGCAGATAAAGTAATTGAACTTCAAAGAAGAGTTGATGAACTTGAAAAAGAAAATCAATTGCTACAAGAGTTAATTTTTGAAACAGAAATAAATCTTCAGGCACAGATTGACAGAATTCACCCTGTCGTATATAATTTCACTGAAACTAAAAAGGAAGAATGAATTACTCTATTACACTCAAAACCCCAGAAGGAACTGAAACCAAGATTGAATGTGCTGATGATCAGTATATTCTGGATGCAGCAGAAGAAGCAGGTGTTGACATGAATTACTCCTGTCGTGCAGGTGCTTGTTCTTCCTGTGCTGGAAAGATTGTAAGTGGTACTGTTGACCAGTCAGATCAATCTTTCCTTGATGATGATCAGATGGAAGCAGGATTTGTCCTCACTTGTGTTGCATATCCCACATCTGATGTTACAATTTTAACTGAACAAGAAGAGAATCTCTACTAATGTATGAAGAATTGAATTGTTTTGAAGAGGCACTAAAACATTTTGGAACAAGGGTGGAAATGATTACTGCTATGGAAATGGGGAGAAAGATTTCACCAGAAGATGCCTATCAAATGATTAAAGATGAACTCAAAGATTTGAAAAAGATTCGTAAATCATGGAAAAAGGAAAATGATTGATAATGTAAATTTAGATTATCAGACAACTGATAAAGATTGGGAAGATTTTTGGAAAGGTAATGTGAGTGATGATGAATTTGATTTGATGCTCTCCCAATATGGATATGAGTACACTCCTAAACCATCTAATAGCAATGACTTTACCAAGAAAGAAACAAATTGATAAAAAACAAATTGATTCGATGAAAAGTGCTGTAAAAGATAGTGGTATTCGTGCAATTCATCCCGATAAAATGGAGGAATTTGCTGAATACTTAGTCCAGAAAGCAAGACAGTCAGAATAGTGGCACAACCCCCCTTGTCAAGAGGGGTTTTTCATTGCATAATATAATCATTGAAACCCAAAGCACATCATGCCACGTTATACAGCACAAGTTTGGTTGCCAAATGAAATACCTTATGAGGTAGAAACTAATGCACCAAGTATTTTTGCTGCTAAAGAAATTATTGCTAGACGTGAAGGTGTTGATGAGAAATATGTAGGTAGATTGTTCACAGTCAACGAGAACGATTCTTCTTCACGTAGTTCTAGTAGTTTCAGTGGTTCTGGTATAGATACCAGCGATATTGGTGGTATTGTTACTTTATGTGCAATCATATTTGTTATTTGGTTGTTTATGGAATACTGGATGTATATGATTCCAGGATCTCTTATCATTGGCATTCTTCTTTACTTTGGTCTTAAAGATGATTGATTTCAAACCTTATTTTTTCCTAAAATGAAAAAACTTGCATTTCTTTTCACTGCTCTGTTGATTTCAACCCCAGCATATGCTGGTGGTCCAGTATTTGGTGGAAATAAACAAAGAACCGTATATTATGAGGAAAACTGCTTCAAAAAGATAGAAACCTACATTCCAGGACGCTACGATAAGTGGGGAAACTGGAGAAGTGGTAGAGTCGATGTAGTTACAAAAAGAGTTCCTTGTGGTAGACGCTACAACAACTATAATCAACCACATATTCATCAAGATCATCCACCTAATGTAGGTAAAGTTGATGATAATTCTTGTATTGAAGGTTCTGTTCTTGGTGGTATTGCTGGAGGTGGTTTAGGTGCTGCACTATCTCGCGGTGATGGAAGACTGTGGGCAATCCCCTTAGGTGTCGTTGGTGGTGCTCTGGCAGGTTGCCAGGTGGACGGTGGTTGAAGTGACCACATTTTCCCAATTCTACTCCGATCTTCTGTATATTAAAAGAGTCAAAGAAAACCCACTTCTTCTTGATTGTCATGACTGAAAACGAAAAAATGGAAGCACAACAGATTGCCGAAGAGTTCTGGGCAGAAATTGAAGCAGAAGCAGAAAAGTATGAGGTCACTTGTGACTATTACCTTGCGGAATTCTTCTGCTCCTGATATAATCAATGAGTAACTTACCGGAGAAAATGAGCAAGTTTTTCTACATCGTTGACCATTATGTTCCATTTCCATCCAGTGAATATGGTGGTATTTGGAATGTGATTGCAGAGGATGATGATGAATGTTTTGATCTCATCACTGCAACAGATGATGGTGATTTTAATCAAAAATATTATGGAAATCTTCGTGAAAACATTATGAAATCACGAACTTATGCCCTTTCAGAAGATCTTGAGTCCCAAGTTGTTGAGGAATTTACTACATGAATGGAAAACTTGATGTGGATGAAGATGTAATGGATGATTCCATTATTGCGAATCGAAAAGCAGCAGCAGTTATGAAAACTGTATCAGGTAAATTGTCTGAGGTTGTTGCTCTTTTAGGGTGGGATTGTTATGATAACATTGCTGTAGAGATTGGTGGCACTTCAGTGTATGAAATCAATGGTGCTGGCACTAAGTGGGCACCAGTAAAAGGTACAAGAAAGTATAATAAAGATGCGTTCATTGTTATCAAGAATCTTGATCGTAATCCTACAGTATCATCACAACCAAACCCAGACTTGAAGAAAGATCATGAAACCTGATATGATTGTTTCTTGGGATAAACATCTCAAGAATGGAAATGTATGGAAAGTTCAGGTAGAACTTGCTATGCAAGATACTCCAGGTGAAGAACCTTATTGCTATCTTGTGGAAGTTCATGTAGTGGCACCTACACAGGCACTGGCACAATACATTGCTTCTACAATGTATCCAGACTATGAATCAATTTGCATTGATGATGAACCAATTCGAGTTGCCCAATGATTTCCCCCATCAACCCCCTGAAGAATACAAATACGAGGTTCGACAACATAAACGCAACATACTTTCTATCTGGTTGCGTCACCCTGATAGGTATCATTATACTTCTGATCCTGTCTATACAATCTGGGGATTCGTCAAATACAAAACAACAAAGAGAAGCATTTCGCACACTTATCACTCCCCCATCAACTCAAATAGAGTAGGTGGTGAAGTTAATGTAAATGAAACTCGTCCCTGGACAGCAATGCCCTTAAATCTAAATCCTTTGGAGGCTGTGTTTTATGACCTATAAACCCAGAGTAAATGATTATGTCAAGTGGACAAATTCACTTGGTATTGTAACTGAAGGATGGGTTTATTTTGTAGATCAAGAATACTTTACCATTGAGATTAGTGTGAGAGAAAAACCAGATAATTTAGTGAAGTTTCATAAGAAAACTCATTGTCTGGTTTTGTGTCATAACTGTTACTGGGATGAGGTAGAATATATTAAGTGTAGAAAATGTCACAAAGAAAAGTGTGGAGAATCTGGGCAAAAGCATTAGGACAGAAAGATGGAAAAGATGATAGAGAAGCAGATACTATTGCTTGCATACGCACCCTTATTTTTATTACTTACCTGGTCACAAATGTGGCAATTGTTGCTAACGCAGTGAGGCATTGGAATGATGTACCGAGTGAACTATCTCAAACCAAAAAAGAAAGGTTATGCAAAACAAACAGCAACTTTTTTGAGGATTGAAGATGCAATTTTCTGGGAAGAACATGTGAAGAAAAAACTGAGAGCAGTGGACACTACAATTACTGTCCACTAAACTCCCACAGACCACCAATCTCATGTATATTAATAGAGTCAAAGCAATTCATCATGACTTTTGACTTTCAAACTGAGTATCACTGGGGAGAACTCAATGTAAAACTGGTCCCTATGTTTGGATTTACAGAGTATCCATCATCAAATAGCAGGGAACTCATTTGGGTTTATGATGTGAATCAACCTGATAACAGTTATCACGTTCCTGCCTGTAACCTTTCAACCTATTCTTATTGACATGGATTCCAGAGATTATCACAACTTCAAGGATTTTGCAGAAATTGCAGACTGCTGGTTGAATGATGAAACCATTGAAGAGTATCTAAGAGAAGAAGAACATAATATCAAATGCGACGAATTTGCCCAAACTAATTTCACTGTCTGATGAATTTCCCAACCTCTACTGTCAACGTTCTGCCTCATCTTGAAGAACTTAGGAAAACTTGGAAAGTCCAAGATTTTAATTTTTCTAAACCACAACAAGAAGAATATGATATGTTATTGCAAGCACGTCGAGAACGTGTGAAATGGTTCTATGAAACAAATAGAGTGCAAGTTGGTCCTAAAGTAATCAAAAAAGAAGAAGTGGTACAAGAGGACCAAGACAGTTGAACAAGTGGCACAGAGACGCTTCTAAGGGGGTCTCTGTGCCATATACTATCTACATCAACGGAACACGAATGACCCTGACCCTTCGCCCACATCAAGAACGCATCATCAATCGTCTGCGTGATTATAAAAAAGGTCAGGTGATTGTTCCCACTGGTGGTGGTAAAACACTCACTATGATTATGGATGCACAATCTTCTATGGATTGTTGTGATAGTGGTTTGACTACAGTTGTTGTTGCTCCCCGTATTCTTCTTGCTGAACAACTGTGCAGCGAGTTTCTGGAGATTATTGATACTGCTCACACGCATGTGATGCATGTTCATAGTGGTGAGACGCAACACTATTCTACAACTAAAATTGACAAGATCAACGTTTTTGCTAACACTGCTCGTAATGTTGGTGAGAATGTTATGATCTTCACCACCTATCATTCTTTGCATCGTGTGATGGAAGCAGATATTGAAGTCAATACTATCTACTTTGATGAAGCACATAATTCCGTTCAACGTAACTTTTTCCCTGCGACTGAGTTCTTTGCAGAGAATGCAGATCGCTGCTATTTCTATACAGCAACTCCAAAACATTCTCTGACTCCTAAAAAACCAGGAATGAACTGGAGTGTTTATGGTCAAGTTCTTGCCAACATTCCTGCACCTGAGTTGGTTGCAGGTGGTTATATTCTTCCCCCTAAAGTTGTTGTCAAGCAACTGCCTGTGATCAAAGGTCGTAAGGTCATGTATGCTGAGGATGCTGACAATCTACTGGAAACGATTGATGATAACAACATTAGTAAAACTTTGATTTGTGCTCGCACTACAAAACAGATCGTTGGTCTTCTTTCACAATCTGATTTCTGCTCTGAACTTGCACAACGTGGTTATTCTTGGATGACAATCACATCTAAGACTGGTGCAATTATTGATGGTAAGAAAGTCAATCGTGAGCAATTTTTTGATACTCTGAATGCATGGGGCAAAGATGCTACCAAGAAGTTTGTAGTTATTCACCACTCTATTCTATCTGAAGGCATCAATGTCAGTGGACTTGAAGCAGTTATTTTCATGCGTAACATGGATTACATTGGCATCTCTCAATCTATCGGTCGTGTGATTCGTTTGGGTGGAAGTGAGAAGACATTTGGTTTAGTTTGCATCCCCACATATGATTCAGTTGGTATTGGCACTGCTAAAAAAGTTCAAGCAGTTGTTGATGTTGTATTCAATCAAGGTCAACCTGCTATCAGTGAAATCAGGAGGTAATATGTAACCTCTTGATTCAACTTTACACTCCACACCATACTCAAACATTATGACTACCTGGAACGTAACATTGCACAAGCAAGGTGCTCGCCTTGACATTCAAGTTCAGGCACAGAATCAAAGTGAAGCAAGAAGAATTGCTGGTTATCAGTATCCATCAGAAACAGGATACAAGGTCACAAATGCACAACGTGCCTGACACTTTTCAAACTGTCCACTATCCCCCCACAGGGAATGGTTTTCCTGTATATTAAAAGAGTCAAAGCAAACGACATCATGATCACCGTCAATCTGACTGAACAACAACTCTCACTGATGGAACAACTTGTAGGTGAAAAGTTTAATGAAGTCGCACAAGCATGGTTGCCTGCGAGTGAAACAAAAGACATGAACAAACTTTGTTACAATACACTTTTGAATCTTCGTTGTGTTCGTATGTCCAAAGAGTTTGACGAAACTTATGGTAAAATGGAAACAAATGGTATCCTATTTGATAAGAAAGATTACCTGCGTGATGTAGGTCTTGTGACGGATGAAGAACTGGCACAGCAGG